TTTTGCTGGTGCCTGTCCAGATCCTGGTGCAGGTGCTTTCTTTAACTGTTCACCTTTTTCTTCTATTGGTTTTATATCATCACTAGTGACAGCATCTGCTGTTGCTGCGCCATCTAAATTTCCAGCATCATTCTCAACATCTTTTAAATCTTTATTTGCTGCGTCTGCATCTTTCTCTGTCTGCTGTCCAAATCCAAAGAGTTGTTTCGTAGCACTAATCAACTTTGGTAGGAATCCAATAATCAAAGCACCTAACATGATAACAAATCCAGCAGGACCAAATATCATAGGCATGAACAGAAGAAGACCACCAACAATTGCTGGCCAAAAGTCGCTCAAGAAACGGAAAACAGTTTGTATTTTCTTCTCATTATCTGGATTCTGGAACCAATCAAATATAGTCAGTATAGCCTTGCCAGCAAGAAGCATCAACAAACCATTCTTTAACTTCTCAAACATATTTGTAACAGGTGCGAGCATCTTCTCACCCTGCTTCTTAATAGCCTTGAGAGATTTCTCAAGACCACTCTCCTTCATCTTTCTCTTTTTATTTTCTTTCCTCTTTTTCTCCTCTGCGTCTAACTTATCCTTTGCTGCCTGTTCTTTTCTAAGTGCCTCAAGAATATTATCCAGAGAATCAAGAATTGAAGTCTCTTCTGTTGGCAGTTTGCTACCAATATCATCACCACTAATTTTCTTAGACTGAAGATCGGCAATCTTTTTCAGTCTTGTAATCTTCTCAGCATTTATTGCTATCGCTTGCTTATTTTCCTTTACGATGCCTGCAAGTTTACCCGTCGCACTTGGTAGTTTGCTACCAATATCATCACCACTAATTTTCTTAGACTGAAGATCTGCAATCTTTTTCAGTCTTGTAATCTTTTCAGCATTTACTGCTATCGCTTTTTTATTTCCCTTTACGATGCCTGCGAGTTTACCCGTCGCACTTGTTCCGCCATATGGACCACCACCCACTTTACCCAAAGAAGGACCACCAACATCCCTACCCATGAGTTTGGATGCTGAAATAGTTTTAGTTTGTCCCTCAAAGGTTTCAACCGCCATTGCCTTTTCTTTGCTGCTCCTTTAGTCGTTCTTCTTCAAGATGCTGTTGGAGAAGTCCAACATAGATGTCTCGTTCCCAAGGCATCATATTTTCAATCTCACTTAAAGAATATTTATGGTACTGCATCAAGGCAAAGTTAAGTCTAAAGTAACTCTCCAGATCCATATGGAGCATCGCTATCCGAAAAAAGCTGCTAAGCCCTCAAGTACGACCTCATTATTCTTCTTAGTCTTGGGATTCTTGATGTTCAATGTGTGTGAGAGTTTGGGCATTGTTTCAAAGAACTGCTCAATCTCTTTGAACTGACTGGAGTTCATGGACTCAAGGAACTCATTAATTTCTTTCTTGGTACAGTCTGCTGCTGCCCACACTTCATCTTCTGTAAAAATCTTATCAACACAAGAAGCAATCAATTCAAATGATTGATCCATTGCGTTGCCACCTTCCTTAAAATCAAAGTTGCTCTTGATGAATTGCTCCAAGGATGGATATCTCATCTCCATCATCAAACTATTGTCCAGTTTGATTCTCTTAGTGTGCTTTTCATTCTTCTGAACCTCAATATCATCCAGGTTAATTGTAACCTTGACTTGAGTTTCTTCATCATCTGGGCAGGTGATATTAACCTCAATCTCTTCACCCACGGACTTACCGCGAATGTTGAGAAAGAGATATTCAATATCAAACGTAGGTAAGTCCTCCACCTTAATGCCCTTGGTGAGGACACAATTACGGATGACGTTGCGAATAGCAGTCGTGATTTGCTTTGTGTCTTCACTCTCCAAAGCAATCACAAGAAGTTTTTCTTCTTTTACAAGAAAGGGTCTGTAGTTTACCGTCTCTCCAGTTGATGGCAACTCAAGTTCATAAGACGGCGTAGAAATCTTTGGTAAGGGCATAATAACCTATAGAGTTTTTCAGTGTGATTATTTATTACTGGAAAAGGATACTTGAAGCAACATCAGCAACAGATCTAACTGCTGGGGGTAAGAACTGACTTGCATTCCGAATGGCTTGTTCAGCAATACTCAAGTTGCGTTGGTTACCTGAACCACCACCAGTGTCACCAGGAGCACCAATTCTTTGTGGTCTATCAATGTAGTATCTTATGTAAGTCATGGATACTGTGCATTTCAAAAGACTAGATGCCTCATAAGAAACGGGCATAGAGTTGATACTAATTGGATATGCTTTTACAAATCCGTATGTAAGGGAGGTTGCTGGTTGTCCTCTCCTCACTGCCTCCTCTCTAGAGTTAGCAGCAGGAGAACTTTTCTCAAACTTTGTGATCTTCAAACCATCAACAGCATAGTCATCTCTATACTTTGCTCTGTAATAAGAAGAAGCGTCTCTAGTATCACCTCCATCAAATCCAACAATCCAATCTATCCATGCCTCAAAGAAACGAATGGGCATATAGTTGGCAGCATCAACATAGAATGTAAAGTCAAGTCGGTCATCAAAGATTCTTCTGTAAGCATGTCTCTCAGTTACACCAGTGTGGTCACTAGTGAGTTCTAATGTTGCGAGGTTAGATCCTGGAAGGGACACCTCACTACACATCAGATTTAACTGATCTTGCTCAAAACGAACACCAAACTTACTGAGAGAACTTTGTCCTCCCTGTGTGCCCCCTGCCTTGAAGGGACTATCCATCGCAATCTCAAAGTGAGATGTTAATGCTGGTTTTAACAGAGTCCTTTTGAGATCTGCTACATTCTTTCCAGAAGCCATTTATAAATAATTTTTGACCTTATATATTATGTATGGGAGAAAGCATCAAGAGTAAATATCAACCTTCATATCCAAGGAAATATAAGGGTGATCCAAATAATATTATCTGTCGTAGCAGTTGGGAGAGGAAGTTTTGCCGATGGTGCGATCTGAATGAAAGTATTTTGGAGTGGGGTAGTGAGGAATTTTGGATTCCATACCTATCACCTGTAGACAATAGAGTTCATCGTTACTTTCCTGACTTCATTATAAAGGTAAAGGAGAGCGCAGGTCAAGTCAAAACATATGTGGTTGAAGTTAAACCAAAGAAACAAACTCAACCACCAAAGAAACCTAAGAGACAAACAAAGTCATACATCTATGAGTGTAAGACCTACGCTGTGAACCAGGCAAAGTGGAAAGCAGCAGTTGAGTTTTGTAAGGATCATATGATACAGTTTAAAGTAATCACCGAAAATGAACTGGGGATCAAATGAACCGCTTTGAAGACAACCAAATCAACAATAGTACGAATGATCCTGAAGAGATGATGATGAAAATCATGGAACTCCTCAACAGTACGGTCACACCAATCCCTGATGTAGGTGGATTTTATACCTTTATATACAATGCTAAAACTCCCAACATCAGTTATGATCAACACCCACTGATTGCCTGTACTGAAGTTTTGCGTTGGGGTTTCAGAGGAATCAATCTTCACCTGAGAAAATCAAGGCAATATACCTGGGATGAAGTGGCAGGACAGTTGTACATTGTCCAGTATGATGAGGTTGATGACTTAATGAAAATACCATATCGCAAAATGATTGATAAATAAGTAAAAACCTTTGTCTAATGGCAGCAGGACAGTCAGAAACGAGTAACATCGCACCAGTAAAAGTAAGAACAGGAAACGCACAACAGCGTCGTTCTGGCAAAGGACCTTCTACGCAAAAATATATTGCTACAAAGGTAACTGAAGGTACGGATGCGAAAGGAAATCCAACCTTTACAAAAGAAATTGTAAGATATGATGATGCTAAAGGATCTAATCCTGTAGTTATTGGGGCACAGAAAACAGGCGAAACAAAAATAACTCCAACTGCTAACGCCAATGCGAGTGATAAAGTTGGCATGGCAGAGGGAGGTCCACTGGCAAAGACCTCTGGTCAACAGATGGAGTCAACCAGAGATAGTTTTGGTTTAGATGCTCCAGCAAAAGATAATTTTAATAAAGACAATAACAAATCTGGTCAAGCAACGACATCAGATGCTCCACAAGAATCATCACCTGCATCAGCTGGAGCCGCGGGTGCTGGTGCTGGTGCTGGTGATGCTGCTAATGGGAAAACCAGAATGACTTTTCCCAAAGATCTAAAATATCCGATAGATATTGGCACTACAAAACAAGATGTGATTAAGTTCGACATGCTTAAGTATGAGCCAAAAAAAGGGCAAGCAGGTCAAGTTGGATTTACTCTGAAATCAGATACAGATACTAGAATTATTGGATCTTGTTTCTTACCCATCCCATCAGGTATTCAAGATGCGTCTACTGTAACTTTTAATGATGATAGCATGAACGCGATTCAAGCTGCTGCAGCAGAAGCTGCTATAGCAACATTAAGTAAAGGAATAGGAGCAGGTGCTGAATCAGCTGTTAGTTCAGTGAAAGCAGCTGCTGGAGATCCAGAAACCAGAAAAGCAATAGAGGCTACCTTTGCCGGGGCAGCAGTAGGAGCAGAAAATCTTCTCGCAAGAACAACTGGTAATATTCTAAACCCAAACCTTGAGTTGTTATTTAAAGCACCAACTCTACGCACCTTTAACTTTACATTCAAGATGTCTGCTCGTAATTCAGATGAGGCAGATGAAATTATTAGAATTCTTCGTTTCTTTAAACAAGGATCTAGACCTCAGAGATCACAAAGTAATCTATATCTGAAATCTCCACACACATTCAAGATTAAATACTTACATAGAGCAGCAGGCACTGACGAGCATCAATACATTGGTAAAGTCAAGGAGTGTGCCTGTACTAATGTTGCTGTGAACTACACTCCAGATGGACAGTATGCTACCTACACTGATGGTAAATTGGTCTCATACGCATTAACTTTAGGATTCAAAGAACTTGAACCCGTATTCAATGATGATTATGAAAATGATAATGACGCTTCAATAGGTTTCTAAAATGTCAAATTACTTTAGTCGTTTACCAGATTTTGAATACGTCAGCAGACTTCCTGATGCGAAGATCTCTGATTATATTCGTGTCAAAAATTTATTTAAGAAAGGAACACTACGCGAAGACATCTTCCAAGAACTTGCTTTCTTCACCAAGTATAACATCAAAGGCAATGATCGTCCTGACAATGTAGCATTTGAAGTCTATGGAAACTCTAACTTTGATTGGTTGGTTTTAGCATCAAACAATATCATCAATGTTCAAACTGAGTGGCCATTATCACAGAGAGACTTTGATCGTTTCATGCTAGAAAAATATAGCACCTATGATAATCTGTTCAATGGTGTTCATCACTATGAAACTACAGAAGTAAAGAACAGCAAGGGTGTTACAATCGTTCCTGCTGGACTGAAGTGTGAGTCAGATTATTCTGTGAGTTTCTATGATAATACACTACAGACTACTCTGAATAGCACAGCAAAGACAGTGACAAACTATCAGTATGAAGAAGACTTAGAGAATAAAAAGAGAAATATATTCCTACTCAAACCACAATATGTCAATGTTGCTATCGATGACCTGGAAGAAATGATGGTATACGAAAAGGGTTCCACTCAATACAAGAGTGAAACCCTTAAGCGTGCTGATAATATCAGACTTTATGAATGATCACTCCTCTGCCAGTTTCTGGAAGTAAGAGAGAGCATCATCTTCGTCCTGACTAGCAGACTCTACAGAAGGTTTAGTAGCTGCTGCCACGGTCTCTTCTGCACGACGACTGCTGAAGTCAGGAGCATATGATCCACGATCATTGTCCTCATTATCGGTCTCCTCATCAAGAGGACGATTAGATGACTTGCGTCCAAGAACCATCTGCAGGCGATTCTGCAGTTGATCATAGGACTTGAACTGGTCAGCAGCAACAAGTTCAGCAAGAGAATACTGCTTCTTCCACAGTGCTTCCATAGCATCATCATCATCCAGCAGAGGTGCTGATGCAGCAAACTCAGAGGAGTCATAGTTCCAGTAACCAGCAACCTTCTTCAGTTTCAGTTTGAAGTTGGCACCTACCCAGAAGTCAAAAGGATTGATGGCAGTCTCATCCTCATACTCAGGTTGCATTGCTTCCATGATCTTATCAAAGATCTTCTTACCAAACTTGTACAGGAAGACTTTACCTTCATTCTGAGGGTTTGCTTTGTCCTGCACAACATAAATGTTGGCAAAGTAAGAGAGTTTGCGTTTCTGCTTACGAACAGTATCTTTATCTGCTTCGTTACCGCTGTTCCATAGTTCGCGGTTGTACTCAGACACAGGGTCTTTACCACCACTTGTAGTCAAAGAATTTTCAATGTACCATCCACCAGGACCTTGGAAGGCATGGGAGTACATCTTTGCCCAGGGGAGTTCTTCTCCATCTGGTGCGGGC